CTTTTACATCTTCTTTATCAAATGTATCTTTGATATGAGTCCATTCTTTCTCGTCTATACTGAGATATGGTTCTTGGTTCTTAAACTTGTTAAAGTAGTCAAGATACATTTAATTTTCCTAAGAACATATTTTAACCATCCAATCAGAAGCCATAGTTTTACTTGGGTTTAATTTACTTCTAACGACACGAATTGCCTCTTTCCACATATCGTTGTTAGGAACACATACATCATATGAGTTTAATTCTAATAAGTTATTTCTTTCTACAGAATTCAAGGACTTTACATACTCAGTTAAGTTATAACCCCAATCCTTTACAAATTCTCTATTTGAAACACCAGTCCATATTCTCATCATTCTACCTAAAGTTTGTATCGGAGTATCAACTATTTCTTTAGATTTTAGATTTGAACTTGTCTTCTTATTTGTTTTTCTAAAAGAAAAATAGCTTTTAATATTATGGACATTCATTCCACATTTTCCCTTGTTCACAAAAAGAACAATATTTGATGGATGATTTGGATCGTTTAAGTTTCTAATCAATGTTCTTTCATCTACTTTTTCATATGATAACTGATAAGTGCCATTGTTGAAATTTGTATTTACAATATTTACATATCCCTTGAAATCATTTGTGATTTGAACTATAGTTTGTGAAGTAAAATCCCCCAAACTAATATATTCACCCTTTAATAAGTCAAGTATATTTTCTATCGTGTAACCCATAGAACCATTTGCTGCTTCACAACTTATCATCATTGTTCTTTTCCCAAAGAGATTATTCTTCTCAATATGTTTACCAAAAAACTCAGAGAATATGTGACCTACTTCGTATGGATTTTCAATATCAAAATAGCTTACACCACCCATCCACCCACAAGCACTAATTATCTCTCGTGTTGATGGATAATCATTGATTATCTTAAATTCCATATCACCAACAGGCAAAAGAAGATGTTTGTGTTCATTAGTAGGAGTCGCGGTTGTTCCAAAAACATAAGGAGTTATTGCTGAAACTTTGGCAACCATTTTATATAAAACACCACCATATAGAGCATTATAATTACCAGTAACATCTTTATAATTTTCAGAACTTGAACACCCCAACCAAGTGTGAGGTTCATCTACAAACCAACCCATTTTATACCCAGCACTAATAATCACATCAAGAAAGTATTTATTAGCTAATATCATCTGATGAGTTACAGGAAGAAAAACTTTAATTCCTTGACCAAGATAAAATATTGCATCGTCTATGTTATCTACAAGTTGAACACCACTAGTCTCCCTTAAAACTGCAATTGCATCATCCTTATCATAAACTTCTGTAGTCGGATATGTAAAAATAACTAAATCTAAGTTTTTCTTATTGAATAAATGTGGGATGAAAGTATTAAAAGTCGTAAAGGTCTTACCTAAACCAGTAGTTCCGACTATCATATTAAACACATTATTATCAGTAGAAAAACCCTTTTCAGTAATTCTTTTCATGAAAGGTTTTATTAAGTATTTCTTATTTAAATTCATTGTTTTTTCCCTTTATTTAACACATTAAGTTACAACATTTATTTATAAAAGTCAAGCAAAATAACGGGTGTGTCCGGCTTTATGTTCCACGAGTGGATGCACATACTCGGTTTTATTAGTATTGGCTTCAACACCCATTAATTTATTTTTCCCCCAACGAATTGATAATCATCTTTGTCATCATCCAATGGAAAATAATGATATATCTCAACATGAGTATTACAATCTTCATTAGAACAAGATAAGTTAGTTACGATACCATCTCCACCTGTATCTAAATCTTCTATATCGTGGTCACCACCGATATACAAATCACTTCCACAATGATAACATTCCATCTTATTCTCCAAATAACTCTTTAAATGCTTGATTAGCAGCTTTTGATTGTTCTGTTTTCTTTTTCTCTTCTTTAACCTTATCTACTTTAAGGTCGTGTTCACCTCTTGCCCATTGGTCATACTCAATCTTACTAGCCATCATATCAGCCTGATGTAGTATGTAAGCCAGATTAGTACTCAACTGATTATCCTTACTCCAATTCATATAGTAACCTTTGTTAGCTTCTTCATACAATCCATCTGCCAACCTCATACCAATGAACTCAGTTTCTGTCATTTTGACACCAAAATGTTGTAGTATCCAACAAGCTCTATCAGTAATTGTCATATAATCTATCTTTGGATTGTGTTTATATATCAACCCTTGATTTTTTCTATGCCAGTCTGAGTCATTCTCTATATAGTTGTCTTCTACAAGGTTTCCAACCTTACCTAAATCGTGATGAAGAGCAGCAAATAATAGTTCTTCTACGGTAAAGTTATCAATCGTAGCGCCGTTTTGTTTCCATAACTTGTAAATCTGATAAGAAAACTGTGTGATGTGTAGAACATGTTCCACATAACCACCTGGATGGGCATTATGAAAGTGTTCTCTACCACTAGCTGGCGCCAAACACATTCTTTCCTCAAAGAAGTCATACATCTCGTTTAATCTTTCCAGCCTTTCGTCTGAAAAGGTAGCATCTATCAGTTGTCTTAGGTTACCCCAATTATGTTGTATTTCTTCCGGTGTTAGTTGTTTCATTTAGTAAACTCCGATATATTATTTTTAATTGTTGTTGGTAGAACCTCAAAGTGAACCTGAATTCCGTGTGGTTTTAGTAGAAACTCCAAGTTCTTGTATGCCGTGGGCATAATTCTTGTGTTCCAAGGACCAACTTTACTTGGAGAAGTGTGGTGAACCACCAATATGAGATTCTTCTTTTCTTTGTTCACATCTTGTGTCAATGTGTCGAATATCGCTGGATATCCGAACTTAGCTGAACTAAAAGCAACAACCATAGTGTTTTCATTACGATATGAAGCAGACAAATTGTCTATTTCACTCTTAGTGTATTTCTTCCACAACAAGTGTTTTGCTGCCAAGTTGTTCTCTTCTATTTGGTCATCAGCTGCCTTTTTAGCAAAACCAATCTCTGTTCCATTCAATCCTTGTCCTTTAAGGAAATCTAAGTGACCAGGAAAAGTAGTAGGAACACCCGCGTCATAACGAGTCAATAAATACTTAACAGCATCTTTTTTCTGAAAGGCAATCTTTTTAACTCTGTCACCCTTGTTCATCATATTACCGATAGCAATCAAGTCTTCGTCTGTAAATCCCTCTGTCTCTGAAGAAGGCACAAGATCTATCTTTGCTTCTTTAGCATGTTTAGACTTATTGATTCCAGCTCTAGTATGATTACCATTACCCAATAATTCATCACCATCTTTACCTCTTCCTTCAAAAAGAAGAAGAGGATCGGTATACTTGATATCTCCCATGAGGTCATCGATAGAATCGGCGATATATTTGACATGATTGGGTTCTAGTTCAAACCATCTAACTTGTAGGTTTTGAATCTCCATCACTTCTTCAATTAATCTGTTAGGTGCTCTGAACTCACCAGCTTTAATTCTGGTGAAGAGGTTATCTATCTTTTCTTGATTTATCATTTTATATTTAGGACTCCCATTAGTTTTATTGTAATATAGTTTATTATTTCTAGCATCTACTGAACTTAATATTTTATGTTCTCTTAAAGTCATATAGTCATAGTCGCCGTATTCTAAAATCTCTAATTTTAGATTTGAATTTGGATTTGAACACACAATATTGAACTCCCCATCAGTTGATGAGTTCCAATAACTATCTGAAACTTCTCCCTTGTGGACACCGATATAAATACGGCCGTTATCGAGGTTGGTAAACTTATATAGATAACCATCGACAAAATCTTTTTGTTTGTCGTAGTTCATTATTAATTCTTTTATTGATTCTGGTCTGAATGTTAGGTCTTGTTTTTTCCACATTATCTTCTTATTCATTAGGTTTTCCTTTATATCTTTTATGTTTTATCATCATTTCTTACATATAAAATTACTGAATTTTTAGCATAGTTACAAGCTTTTTCTTGCATTTTTACCAGAAAGTTTCAACTTCTAATAATTCTCTTACTTCATCATTGACATATGTGTCTAT